TTTTAGAATTATTACAAACAGCACTTAACATTTTGTAGTTTAAATTATTTTCTATTGATGCTTCTTTTAAAGAATTATATTTTTTAATTATATCAAAACTTATAGGATTTATTTCTAATACAATTTTTTCTCTATATTTATATTCTTTACAAAGTTTTCCTCCAGTACCTCCTGGAGCTATATTATAAAACATATCAGAAGTTTGTGCACAATAATATTCTATATAGTAAGTTTCTAATTCACACAAATCTTCTTTGTCACGAGCTATGGCTAATGTTTCTTTTTGAAAATTTTCTTTTCCATATTTTTTAGTAGCAGACTTAAACAAATTACCACTTCCTATGTACTTTGGATTATTTTTTTCATCTTTACCAATATACTTTTTACCATTTATTAAATTTGTAGTAATGTAAACTATCATAATATTTCTTTATATATATCAGACATTCCATTTTTTTCTGTTATAACAAATGCTGTCATTTCTGCTTTACTGTCAATATATCCATTTTTATCATCCCATTTAGAAGTAGCACTAGATAATTGAGGAACTCTATAAAATTTAATTCCTTGAATATCTAAAGAAAGTTCTGTATGTTTATCTCCAGTAAAAATATAATAATTATCACAAACTGACCACTCTTTTTTAAATCCAATAGGAAATTTCTGTGCTAGTGCTGCAGGCTTTATTGCATCTCCATGATTTAACATAATTGCACTGTTTCCAAATCTATGATATTTTGTATTTAAAGAAGAAGTGTCAAAGGAAATACTATCATCTGTTCTATAGTAAGTTTCTAATAAATTTATTAAATTCCATCCTATAAATTCATCATGGTTTCCTGGAACATATGTAATCTTTACTTTTTTAGAATAATGTAATAACGTATTTATTATTTCTATCTCATGATTTGAAATCAATTTAAAAGATTCTTGATATGAACAAATGTTCTGTTGAGGAGTTCCTTTTGTAGTGAGTGTTGTCCATTCAGAATTAAATTGATCAGACCCTATAATATAAATTGTTTCTTCTATTGTATTTGTTGCACAAGTTTTTGTCAACATTTTCCACACAGACTTTTGATCTTTTGTGAACCTATCTTCTATATTATTGTGTCCATTTATATCAAATTTATCATAATGTGCATCTTGTTTAGGAAAAACTAAGCATACTTTTGGTTTATCTTCAAATTGATTTTTAATTATATTAGAAGAAGGTTTAAAAGATTTGATAGATTCTAAAATGTCAAGTTTAATATCTTCAATAGAATTTTTTACTATTAGAGTGGCAAATACAGAAGATGTAAACTTACCATTTGATTTCTGTTTAGTCCAATAATTAGAAATCTTGTATTTGTCTAAGTTTATTTTATGTAGTTTAGCAAGTTCTAAATCACTCTTTGGTTCAAAGTCTATTTGCAATGTACTCTCTATTGTACCTTTGTCGTTGTTCACTTTTGTATAATGCTCTTCAAGAGCTTCTACAAATTCTTCATACGTCTCTGGTGCAGAAGAGATTTCTTTTCCTCGTATCTCTTTCAATAAATCTGACACTTCTTGTTCTGTAATTCCTAGCTTTTCAGCATAAAACTTCTTACTCTTTTTCCAGCTTAATAGTTGTTCTAATTGTAACAGAACGTTTTGGTTTTCAGCCATACAAAAAATTTATCAAATTTACAACAAAGATAGACGGTATTTTTAAAAAAACAAAATTAATTTAACCAATTAGATTATATAGGTTAACGCTATTAATTAAAAACCCCGCCTTAGAAAAAGCAGGGTACACAGGTCTGTAAACCAACAAACAAACCGTGTTTTTAACAAGGTGATATATTAGTAAGAGGAGCTGTTCCATTTATTTGTGCAGAATAGAATGAAGAAGAGCTCTGAAGACGATATTTGTAATAATTTCCATCTCCTGAGAAAAGAATTGTACAAAGACTGTTTGTGTAAAAATTTATTACAATATCTGAATTGGCTTCTTTTGAATACACTGTATTAGGAGTGGTTAAGTTTGTACATGCATCAGAATTGTTCATTTGAGTGGTGCCGCTTATTAAATATGTGTAATATGTAGGAAGTCCACTAATATTCATATCTACATATGAACCATTACAATCTGTTCCTGTAGAAAGAGCTCTTACAACTGTTGCTCCGTTAGGAACCACTGTTGATGTATATCCAGCAAGGAGAGCTGATTTTGATATTCCTGTTGCAAATGCTGATGTGAATCCATCAACATTAGAATATAGATTAAAAGGTCCTGTATTTGTTCCTGCTGTAGTTAATGTTATTACTACTGTCATAGTTTAATGTTTTATAAATGTGTGGTTGTTGTAGATGTAGTGGTGGAGAAAGTGGCACAGCTTGATACAAGGTTACAGAACAATGCTTTTGTTTGATAGTTTGTAGCAATTGTTGCAAGTATTGTTGAGGCTAATGTAATAGGATCAAATTCTGCATCTATCTTCTGTAGAGCCAATGTTAGAGAATCTTTGAAGTTTATTCCTGTATTTGGAAGATTTGATGCTGAGTAATACACATCATCAGATGTTGTAAGAGGTTTACAAGCATCACATTCATTAGAATAAACTACAGTTTGAGTGTAGCAAGGCATTCCTGGAACACATGACATAATAATTAATTTTTTATAAGTTTATTTGATTTTGATAAATTATCTTTCCACCAAAGAGGTTGTAAATTAGTATAATGATTAAGTTTTATAATCTCTTCTTCAGTTTTTGCAATACTTATAGGTATTATGTGGTCTATATGATAACCAAATCTTTTAAAATCTTTTAATTCAGTACCTTCTGGACATTTAGATAATATATATTCTATAAAAAAATCAATTGAACATCCTATTATATTTTCTGTACAAGTAGTCTTTTTAATTTTTTTGTTACCTCTTTTAAAAGAACTAGAAATAAGAATTCTGATATTTTGTGAAAATTTATAAAAAGAATCAGATTCTCTTTTTCTTTTTTCTTTTTGTCTCCTATCACTTAAATATTTTTCTTTATTAGAATCTTTCCATTTTTTATTTATTTTATTAACTGCATCTTTATTATTTTTTTGCCACTTTGAATGAGTAATTTTTTCTTTTTCTTTATTATTATCTCTCCATTTTTTAGCTCTTATTCTAGCTTTTTCTTTAAATTCAGGAGTATTTTTTACTAATAAATAATATTCCTTAGCATAATTAGGATTATTAAGTCTCCATTTATCTCTTGATAGTTTGTATTTAGACTGATCTGAAGTAATCATATATTTAAAATCAAGGTATGTACATTATGTAATATGCTGATATTACAGGTTGAATATTTGCGTGAGGTTGATTACCACCATTTGGAGGATTTGTTACAACTATATTTGCACTGTTAGTGCTTGTTATTCCATATATTGCAGGCACATTGCCAATCACCAAATCATAATTTCTTGTTTGATTGCCGTCATTCTTAGTTATACCTATTGGATGCGTTGAATTTACACTAACTGCTCCTGCTCCTGAATTTACAGATTCTGAAGAAGTGTAATGGAAATGTCCACTATCTGTAGCAGTTGTTGCATGATTGTGAGAAGGCATTGTATCTACAGAAAGAGTGATTTTATTTGTTCCTGTTTTTGTATTCAATGCATAATTGGGATTGAAAGCTGAAGAAGCAGGATTAACTTCTGAATCAAGAGCTCCTCCACCTACACCTATAATAGCACCAACAGTGGATCTTCCTCTTTTATCAGGAGTGCCATTTAAACCATTACACAAATACACTTTGTCCCATCCTGTAGCTGCAATTCCTTTTCCTGTTACATCAAAGTTTCCTGCAAGAGAACCATAATATTCAACAACAGTGTAAGGCACCATCTTAGTGTAGTATTGTGCTGATGGAGCAATGCTTGTTAAATATGCTGCTATTAGAGAGTTTAAATCTACTAGCTTTACGTAGTTTGTGTTTACGTTTGTAGTGAGAGCTGTTAGATCTGTAGAAACAGAGCAGAGTTTTGTTATGATTGCCTGCACCACTTGTTTGATGGTGGATGATGAGCTTACACCAGACAAACAAGTTGTTGTATATCCAGTGTTAAGACCTGCCACTGTATTTGTTACAGCTGTTGTTTGTGTTTGTAAATCACAAAGAGCTCGCTCAAATGCCACTAACACTTCTGGAAGTGTAGGATCATCTGTATTTTCTAAATAAGCTGTTATTAATGCACAAAGATAATCTTGAAGACCAGTGATTCTAATTCCTGATCCGTCAAGAAATGATACCACTCTGTTGATTAATACATTCTCTACACTTAATAACGTATCTCCTGTAGAAATACCTAACACTTGACTTCCTACTCCTGTATATTGAATACATTTATCTGAACCTGTTTCTGGACATCCGTTGAAACAATTTGTACAAGACATATTGTAAATTTTATTTATGAATTAATAATTTGA